CGCATACGCTCTGCTGACGAACCACCCCCACTAGGTACAGACACCCAGCGCATTGAGTCGGATACATTCTGCATAAGCCAGTCGGTCGTACCAGAGGAGTTGTCTAATCTAATAGCAGGAGCAGCACCTGAAATATGCAGGAACTCACTCGGAGCTACCTCGCCAATGCCCAAGTTTCCTGAAGCATCGATACGCATGGACTCGTCTGTGCCATTCCTATAGAACACAGTGTTAGAGGATGATCCACCTGTAGCCGCATAGAACTCCATGTCACGAGTAGTTGTGTCCTTAGTCCAAAGGCATCTTCGGGTGTTAGCGCTAATGCCACCTAGGGCAATAGAGACAGGGCCTACGTCTGTGTTCGTTCCTGTACTTACGGTAAGCTTCTCTGCAGTAACATCGGTGCCAATGCCCACGTTCTCACTGGAATCGATCGTGATAGCCGTGGACGTAGCGTTGTCGTCGATGCCTAAGCTTGTGAAGGCACCAGATACTGTGAGGTCACTAGTTGTTACATCTCCTAGCGATACAGCGTTAGCAGTCACGCTATCGAACGTAGCTGTACCTGTGAAAGTAGGATTAGAAGAAGGAGCAGCCAATCCGAAGGCGCTCTGGATGGCGGTGAACTCAGTAGTGAACTCAGCGCCCTTAATTACTTTGTTGGGGTCGTTCGATGGAAGACTATCTTTTGATCCAAAGTTAGTCGTTGGTGTATACGTAATGGACATAAGAATCTCCGTGTTCTTGTGGAAGCCCACTGTTGGGCAATGGACTTACATAAGAAAGGCCCCCGAAGGGGCCGTTGTGCTTAGACCGTACCAAACAACTTAACGCCTGCTTCTGGGCGATAGATGTGAGTACCGTATAAGGTATCAGCTGTCATCAAGTCAGCCAACCACTCTTGCTTGTATTGAGTCTGGACTCGGACACCCAGCTGCTCTGCAAAGACAATAGCATCTTTGTGGAACAACAGTGAACCCTTCTCGTCAGTGTTCTCAGTAGGCAGGTTAGTGCTTACGTGGATGTCGATACCGTAGAGGCTACCGATAGAACCGGACTCAACAGGCTTACCAGTTACGAAGTCAGTACTGATGTAGTTAGAAACACCAAGTAACTCTTTCTTCATAGCAGGAGAGATTACCCATACACGGTTGTTCATGGGTACGTTGTTGTCGTCGAGCACCTGAATAGCAGCCCGGAAGCCAGCGTCGTTGAATGCAGAAGCAGCAGTACCAGCAGCAGTCTGTACACCGTCAGCGGTGAACTCCAGCTGTGAGGTAAAGTTAGCGCCCTCAGCAACAATAGCTGTATCTACACGAGTAGCAAGAGCATAGCCTGCGTCTTCGGTGTAGAACTTACGGAGGCTGTTCAGAGCCTGTACGTCTGTGATGTCTTCGATAAGACGTGAGTACTCGTAGTGCTGGTCAATGCTGATGACCAACTCGCCAGTGGTGCCAGCGATTAGATTAACCTGAGTAGACTCAGCCTTAACAGAAGCACTACCACGATCCGGCTTAGGGATGTGGATGGTGTCGCCCTTCTTGCCAACCATAGACATGGCGCGGACAAGAGGCTTAACCACGAGTGACTTCTCATAGACAGCGATGATTTCATCTGACCACAACTCTGGAATGAAAGTTGCAGCAGTCGTGTTTGTTACGTTATTAGTACCTAATGGCATAGTATTCCCTTATTTAACCCTCCCTTCCCGATACGCTTTCATAATCTCCTCAGACATAGCGTCGTACCGTTTGGGATCGGTATTCATTAGTTCGATAATGTCACGTCGTCTGTAGACCTTCCGGCTCTTGCCTTCGGGTGCAGACCGTGACGTTCCTGTTGAGGCTTGCTTAACCGCACTCTTCTGTGCGACCTTCTCAATCTTAGCAGCTTCAGCCACAATTCCTTTAGCTTCCTTGAACAGTGTTAGTAGTTCGTCGGCAGCTGCGTAATCGTAGTTGCTGTCTGCTTGTTGGTATAGACCCTGACGGAACTGGCTTTTGCCTACCCATGATTGGAAATCGGTAGAAGTTAGTATCGTCTTCATGTCGGGGTGCGTAGTCTGTAGCTTAGCTAGAGCTTGGTTCTTAGCCATCTCTACGGCTACAGCTTCTGCCTGTCGTAGCTTAGGGTGGTTCTCAATCGCCTGTGCTACGGCAGCTTTCGGATCGGCAAAGAAGTCAGTATCACTTACCTCTTCAACTTCCGGTGGGGCCTGCTGCGCTTTTACACTAGATTGAACCATCTGGTCAAAGGCTTGGCGTAGTTCGCCTACCTCAGAGGACTGCTGTCCTAGACGCTTCTCTAACTCTTGGTGCATTCGTGCTATGTCCGCAGCGGACTTACCTTGGTACTTATCAGGGAGGTCACTCTCGGGTTGCTCAGGGGATTCAGAAGCCTCAGGGGCTTCCTCAACAGGAGCTACCTGTTCCTCTAAGTCGTCGAATGTGGTTGTCTCTCCAATAATTTCACCATCGGTATCTATCAGTGTTGCCATTATCAAACTCCGGGCCTATTAAGGCTTATCAGATTAAATAAACAAGGGTCACTTGGCTGTGGTTATCCTTGACGTGCTGCCCGTTCATGATCGCGTTTCCACTTCATAGCGGCTCCGGGGAAATCCCCAGATACGCCATCGAGGTGGCACTTAACGGGACTAACTATACGCTCGGCAGGGGAGTCGCAGGCTCCACACCGGAAATCGTCAGACTCCCTACCGAACACTTCAGTTATCTTGTTGCAGCTAGTGCAGCGTGCATCATACAGCCTCCTCATAGGAGTCCTCCGAATCCGCTTCCTGCTGCGCCTCTGCTGCGAGTACAGCGTCTTCCCAGCCAGCAATCTGAGACAGGGCTTCTACCCTTCCCTTTGCTTTCCAGAAGTCCTCTGCACTCTCTAGCGAAGCAACATGTACGCTATTAAGTCCTACAATTACTTCGTCTTTAAATGCTTTCCATCCGTCTGTTAAGAACAACTCACGGCAATCATCGAAGAATTTAGATTCACTTGTCATCTGCTTTACTCCTGCTGATTGTCTTCTTAGCTTCGAGAGCTTCTAAGCGCTTCTCAAGTGCTGTGTTCTTGTCCATCAATAGCTGTAGGTACTTAGTCGTATTGTCTACTAGCTCGTTGAATTTTCTATCATCTATCACGATTGTCTCTCCTAGAGGTCGTTAGTTACCCGGAGGCCCTTTCAGGTTATCCCCGGTGTTCATCCAGCCGTTAGGCCGCTTTAGGTATATCCACCCATCAGTACCATCTAAGTAGTAGTCATAAAGAATGCCTATGTCCTCAGATGGTACGCCGTTACCCGTGAACCATTTAGTCCCCGGTTCTCCCTCAGGCCCTTGTTGTCCCGTTTTACCGGGAGGGCCTGTGTCTCCAGTCTCGCCTTTATCGCCTTTATCGCCAACTTCGCCCTGAACGCCTCCGTTCTTAAGCTCCGTTATTTGTTGCTGGAGGCCGACCAGAAGGGCCTGTATTTGCAGTAGATCCATCTGGTGCTCCTCTGACTAGTTGCTGAACCATCTCTGTCTCAGCCTTGGATTTAGCTCGCTCTACCTCTGTGTCCTGCCTGAGCTGTAGCTCTTGCTCTCTAAGAAGTAGATCACCCATACGTGCCTTACGCTCGAACGCCTTGGAGTCCTCGTCTTCAGCGTACTTAAGCGCTAGCTCGTCCGGCATCAGTTGAGTCTCTACAGAGTACTTCTCAGCCCTGCTCTTAGACTCAGCAGCCTGACCCTGTAGCAATGCCACCTGACCCTGCTGTATCGCCATCTGAGCCTGATGCTGCTCCTGCTGCTGTTGCTGTGCCTGTTGATCTGCCTCAGGATTAGGCTGGTTAGCCTGATCTATAGCCTGCATGATCTCTTCTCGGTTAGTCACATTCAAGTGATCTACAATACCCTTGATGATAGCGCCGTGAGCAGGTGACTCCGGTGGGATCATCTGTAGCATCTGAGAGAGTTGTCCTACTTCGTATTCCCTAGCCATAGCCCCTAGTGAGCTAAAGACTTGGAAGCTGTAGTCCTGCACAGGGTAGTTCTCAGGGTCGAACTGCATGTATCGGTACGCTGACTTCTTCACATAGGGAATCAAGAAGTTCTCTTGGAAGTTCACTAGCGTACGTTTCTGTCGCTTAATGACAGCGCCCTGACCCATCGACATGCCTGCTGCCGTTACGTCGTTCTGTACCTGTGGTGTCGAGCTATCAGAAGATCCCGTAGCCTGAGCTACCATCTGCTGTAGCGCAGCACCCTGCTGGAATGTAATAGCGTTGAGCTGACCGAAGTTAAACGGCATGATCGCTTGCTTAGGATCACCGTTAGTCAGTAGCATACGACCGGGCCGTACCTCTAGCTTGTGGCCCCGTGGGATGCGTGTAGCGTCCACTGCCATCATGGGGTGTGTCGTGAGTGCTAGTGCGTCGATACGAGCGCGTAGCTCAGCATCTAGAGCCTTCTGGCTCATGTAGCCCTTCTCGCAGACCCCACGTCCCCAGAAGACTGACGGTACGATGTCCCACTGGAAAGCCACAACAGGACGATCCTGACACATATAGGGGTTAGCAATAGCCTTCAGTAGGACGCCCTCGTTGCCTATCACAACAACAGCCTCAACGTAGTGGCCGGGTTCCATGTCCTCTTCGTCTGCGCCTTCTTCTATCAGAAGCTCTCGTGGCACCTTACCGTAGTACTTAGTAAGACGAATACGATCCTTAGGACGTGAGTCTATCTCTGAGTCGAACTCTATCTCTGAGTCCGCTGCTGCGTCACCTACGAACTCCTCGTCTTTATAGACTCCTTGTTCTTGTAGTTCTTCTACAATGTGACGACTAACATACTCATCTACCGCACAGCCTATGGCTTCGTCTACGTTAGGCGCTGCTGGGTCAATCAAGAAGTTCTTAGGCTGTACAGGGTTGAGCTTAACGACAGGGCGGTAAGTCTCCTCCACGCCTATCTCATTCATCATCCCATCCATCATGGGCTTAGTCGCTGGCTTGTACACCTTGATCTCGTCGATCACGACCTCACCGATGCCTGTGCCGTACACAGCCGCATTGACCAGAACCTCAGCAATAGAAGACCGCAGGCGTGTTACTGCGAAGTCCTCGTGTAGCTTCTCTCGGAGGTAAGCCACTTGTGTGGGGTCTTGGCCCTGTACGTCGTCCTTGATGTCAAAGACCTTACCGCGTCCGAAGGTAGCTTCTTCTATCTCTGCTACGTTGGACTCAACAGCCTGCGCTAGCGCTGGAGCAATCAACTTAGACCGCTCGCTCTGTCGCTCCTGATCTTGCTTAGACCACTGGTTGCGGTAAAGCCTCATGTATTCCTCATGGCGATCCGCGTGATTGGCCTCGTAATAGTCCCGCCAGTCGTTGCACTTACCCATGACCCAGCTCACTAGGTCTCCTTGGATGCCTAGGCCGTTGTGGTCGTCCTGAAATATCTCGTTATCCATAGTGTCCTCAGTAGCCTGCTACGGCATCAAATGGCTCGTAATCATCTTCGATATCTCCACCCATTGAGTAGGGTAGTATAGCCATCTGGTCAGTGTATGATAGGGCATCAAGTAAATCGTCATGAACCAGTTGACTAGGGAACGCCGACGCTTCATCGACGAACTCAATGTTCCAGTCTCCTTTCTTGAGCTTGATCTTCCCATGCTCGAATTTCCCCTGTAATGCCCAAAGTATTCTGTCTTGCTTCTTCTGGTTGCCATGACTCAGTAAGTCTATTCGGAAGACTCTAGCTGTGCGGCGCATGAGATCCTGTAGAGGCTCCATGACAGCCTGCTGGGCTATGCCTTTCTCTATGCCCATGGCTACAGGCTTGTACTTATCTACTACGCTGAAGATGCGCTCAGCTGTCTCCTGAGGCGTCCACCGACCATAGATAATATCTTCTACCCACCATACTCCGGTGTCGCTGACGAACACCACAGCCATAGCTGAGTTGTCCCTGCGCTTAGTCTTATTGCCTCTGTCTGACTCGAAGCCAGCTAAGTCAATAGAGATGTAGTAGTCCCCCGGCATAGCCTTGGGTTTCTCATCGTAGAAGTCGAATGCCTCGGTATCGAAGAACTCAGACCCCTTAGCATCGAAGGATGCCTCGAACTCCTGTCGGTACTGCCAGCCAGCCATAGTCTCCTTGGCGGCTGCTAGCTCCTCTGGGTCAAGCAAGGGGTTGTCTAGCGACGTGAGGTGCCATGACTTCCAGCCAGTCTTACGGGCCTCTCCGTTCATGTATACGTCGTAGAAGCCGTTACGTCCCTCTGGTGTGGAGATGAATAAGGCTGAACCCTTCCTGTCCGCGAGAGCTGGCCGGAGAATAGTATCGAAGACTCCCTCCTTGTGGAATGCGAACTCATCTAGGACTAAGTGCTTTAAGCTGTAGCCTCGTAGCGTGTCGGGTCTATCACTACCTTTGAGGGCTATCTTGTTACCACCAGCTAAGACTACTTCTAGATTGTTCACGTTAGAGGATTCGATAATATCCCCGGCCAGCTCAAACAACTTATCCCACATCAAGTCTCTTGCGAGTCCCTGAGTGGGGCCTACGTACATGACACCGCCGGGGTTACCGTCCAGTGCCGCTAAGATAAGAGTAACAGCAGCGAAGTGTGTCTTACCACACCGACGACCAGCAGCGATTACCTTAAAGCGAGCCGGGTCGTTAGCGACCTCTTTCTGCCAAGGCAGTAGGCTCAGGTCTAGGTTCGCCATAGTTTCTCCTACGTTGTGTTAAGGTAGGCCATCCCTGTTGGGTTGCCTTTTAGTATTTGTGTGATCTCTTGCTCTGTAGCTCCCATAGCTAGAGCCTCATCTATCAGCCTACGCATGTCGTCCTGAAGCGCTGGCTGTCCATCTGCTATTTCCCTAGGGGATATTAAGTACTTGTCAGCTCTTGACATCCAACCATTTAAGAAGATTGACTGACTAGGATCCTCTTTGACCTTACGCTTTATCTGCTTCTTGCGTTCCTCTACGAGCCTATTGTTTAGCTCTACGGGGTCAATAGAAGCTAGCTTCTTTCGGGTCTTAGGGCCTGCTTTTCCATCCACCTTAGCGCCTGTAGCTCTCTGTATAATTGCTACAGCGGAGGGTTCTCCTTCCTTGACGAACATGTCAATGATCTGTTGGTAGGCTGGGTGGCTGCTGTCGATGTCTAGTTTCTTCTCGGCAGGCTGTATGTATTCTTCTTCGTATATGGCAACTGCTTCTTCTATGGGAAGCTCTTGCATGTCTTGAGCTGTAGGTGGCCTGCCTATGAACTTCTCGTACATCCGACCACTAATGCCGTGGTTTGTTCCTACTAGTTCTCCCTTGCTGTTGTAGTTCCCTTTGTCTTCTTCTATTTGCTGATAACCACCCTCGTTCTCTAGGATGTCAACAACAACAGGATCTGCCTCAGGATCTGCCTCAGCAGGGGCCTCAGGGGGTGCCTCAGGGGCTACAATAGCATCTAGAGGGATCTGATGCCTCGTATCTACAGTGGCGTCTAGAGCGCCTTGAGCACCCCGCAATCGTATCTCTTCTTCGTCATTACGTCTGCGGTACTCAAGCATTGCTGCTTCTCTTTCTTCAGGAGTCATCCTCGACCTCCCCACTGTCCCCACTAATAGTAACACCGGGACTATCATTAGAAGTAAGACCAGTAATATTGATACTGACCTGATTGTTCGACTTACCATCGAAGGTAAACCCCGCTGATGGAAGGACACGATCCGACAATATCTTCATAGCTACAGCTTGGTTCTTGTGTTCGTCATCAAAAGCTGTGCTGAATAGCTTGTCTATTAGCTTAGGCGACCCCGGATGTAGAAGCAGTCGCTGTCTGTACTCCTTGATTGCTGCTGCTTGCTCTCTTTTAGTCATTAAGTTAGTAGACTCTAGGTCTTTCTTGCTAGGGCGGCCCTTCTTAACGTCTTTCGACTCCGACATACTAGATTCCTTAGCTGTAATGTAGGCAGCATACTCCATAGGGACGGTGCTAGGGGTCTTTCCGACCACGACGAATCCGATCTAGACTAGAGACTGCCATTGTTGGGTGGACTCGTACTATGGTTACACTATAGCTACACTATAGACAGACTATAGCTTAGCTTAAGTCTAGCTTAAGTCAGACTACAAAGATTAAATAAATTATTAATTCTTTATTGTAGCTTGTTGCTTGGCTTAAGCTAGGCTTTAGTATAGCTATTGTTGTTAGTACGTTTGTTGTCCTTATACCTATGGGTAAATCTGGGCCACTAGGGGTATCACTTAACCATCTAAGCGGCAATTGCTGTGCCTTTGGTGTAACCTTTACGTTACATTCAGTCTTTAGTACCTATGGCGGGCCTGTAGTCTGCTTAAGTAAGCAAATATGGGGCTTTGGGCGAGCCTGTTGCCTGCATTAGAGCGCACTGTTTTGGTGCGTAGGCCTCCCAAAAGCTGTCTTTTGCAAGCGATAGCGGCACCCCGGCGATTCACGAGTCCGCACAGGCCCCCCGCCGCCCTCGGTATCATGCGTGTGACTAGGTATCATGCGTGTGACTAGGTATCATGCGTGTGACTAGGTATCATGCGTGTGACTAGGTTCCACTTTGGTACTGACATTTGCTATGGTTGCCAGTAAACTGGACACTATAGGTGTCACTACTGATAGACACTAGACTCCATTCACCAAATCAATGGCATATCCAATCGCATTATGCAAATGAATAAGCGACGGGAGCATGGCGCGTGTGGCAAGCGCAACCGCTATCCAATGCCTAGCCCATGCCTAGCCCATGCCTAGCCCATGCCTAGCCCATGCCTTGCCCATGCCTTGCCCATGCCTAGCCCCTATGTGAACTGCGTCACACTTTAGAACATAAATAAAAAATAATTCAGAAAGTGCTTGCATGCATCAGTCATTGTGTTATCTTGTGTCCATCGAAGGGATGTCGCTACTGGCTCCAACGGAAAGCCCCCATCGAAGTGAACGGCACACTATAATGTCGGGCCACCTGCGAGAGAATAGCAAAGGATGGTAAAGCCTAAAGGCAACGCTTCGAGTAAGGACGGCACCTTGTTGTGATAACATACGCCCAACGTAAACCGAGCAACGTCTTAATGGCTTTCATAGTCTGCAATCATTTACAATTGCACTGAAGAGGCCTTGGAGGGCCGAAACTATGAAATCATTCAATACTGAGTCATTACAAAACATGTACCAGAAATCAAAAGGCACGGAACGCGGCGAGCGTATCTTGTCAATCCTACGGGAGCGGATGGAGTCCAGCACGCAGGGACGACGCAAACTAGCGGAGGGTTTAGTGTTA